AATTTCTCGTCGAACTTATTGATAGTATCCATAGATAAGCCTTTTTGCTTCATTTTTTCAATGCTTTCTCCAAGGCTCTTAACCTGGTCAACAAGTGTTTCATTGTCTTTAATCAATTGAGCAAACTTCTCGCCGTCATAAGACTTCAATAAGTTATTAATTTCTCCAAACTGTTTAGTCACATCATCAGGCGTAACAACTCCTTCCAGTGATTTATTTACGACTTCACACATCATGCCGACGATGTTTTCCATGAATGTTTTCTGTTCTGCTGGCAGACCATCTGTTTTCAGATTAAAATCTGATACTGTAAATTTTTTAAGCATAAAATTTAAATTTTAAGTTATTTATTATCGAAACAACTATTCAAACTTTTGAAATCGAATAAAGTGCAATTATCAGCGGCTTTAGTCGTTACTCCATCGTTACCATTTTCCCCGTCATTCTTTTCTTGAGTGTCAACAGACGGCTCATTCTTTCCGGTAGTATCTTCAGAAGTATTTTGTAGAATAGCATTCGAACGATATACTTTTCCCCAACAGTGGGGACATCTTACATAATTCATAAGATCCTGCAAACTCTTTTGAGTGAATTCTTTCTCCTCTGACTTTACAGAATCAATAAGAGAAATTACTTGAGTTCTAATCTCTGGAGTGAGCTTCTCCATTTCTTCTCTTACGATGTCCTGCGTTATCCATCTCTGATAATCGGCGGCGTAATCTAATACCTGTTGTGCAAAGGTATGTTCCGTTTCTGCGTCATAATCAAATTGATAACCGCAATGAGGACATGAGACAACGGCACCACCGTTGAGGCTCTTTAGTAATAAACTTAATTCCATATCGTAACCTTTTAAACGTTCATCACTATATCCATGCTGCAAGAACGCTTTTCGAACGAAATCAACAGCTTCCTTTACTTGGTCGGCAGTAGCAGATTTGATATTCACAAGGAATGTTTGAGGATTACTTCCCCAACTTGTCAATGTAGAATATTCCATCATACGCCATTCAAGCACTTTACAAGGATCAGTCAAATCCCTTTTGATAGCTTTTACTCCGATAGAGTGTTCAAGGGTTCTCCCATTCTCTGCAAACAGCTTATAATCAGCTAACGTGTCACGACCAATCTGTTTTTCAAGATTCAACTGGCCAACCATAACTAAATTACCCCCTGTTTCCTTACCACTCAATGGAACCCCCAACAATTGATCCGGACGGTGATTCAAGAACCAACGCATACGACCAATATTTTCCTTTAAAGTCTTGTTGAATGATCCGGGCATGGATACGTCTTTCTGTGAGTCCTTCACACCGATACCGTTCACCGCGACGGTAACGATACCCTTCTCATCAACATCATTTGCCTTTGTCTTGTACTGAAGGCTTTTGATTTTCTCTTCCATTTTCAACTTCACTTTTTGTGTTAAGACTAAATATTTGTTTAACTATCTCTCGTTCCTGGTCCGACATCTCAAATAATGTTTTGTCGAACATAGGTTCTTCAAATTTACTTTCACCGATTTGCGCCCTCCAATCATTGTACGTTATCAATCCACTAAGGAACTGGTCTTTGCACCGGCTATTGATATTGGTCTTTACTTCCTCGGCTTCTTTCAACCCCTCCTGCAGGCAATCCACATCGGAGAAATCACAATCCAAATAATATCCGCTTGATTCAAGTCCTAAAAATTGAGTAAACTCACGGCAGAACTGTTTCGCAAATGGAATGATAACAGAGCTATAAACACTCTTTTCTGCCGTAGATTGATTGCTAAAAGTAGACTGGTCTTTGCGAGGAACTAACACAGCAGGAATACCATAAGCACCTGAAATACTAATTGCATCAGCAAGTGTTTCCTCAAACGGTTGCAGTTCTGCAATAGTGAGATTGGTACGTACAAAACTCAATGGGATATCAGACAGCCCATATGGTAACTGGTCCTTACCTACTCCGAACTTACCGAAGTGTTGTTGCAAAATTTCTTTCTTCTCATTATCAGTCATAGCAATGGGTCCGGATTCATCTTGTTTCATATTGATAAGAAATCCTAAACCACCTCGTTTTACATAAATTACATTACGGGCCTCATATACAGCAATAAGGTTCGATATCGGTTTCATTTGTGACATAAGACGGCTTTGAGATTTCATAAACCCAAATCCGGAATAATAACTCACACACCCGTCTCTATCATGCCATACCTGATAAGCAGGTATATTCATTGTGCTCAAAGCGCCATAATTTAAACGATAACCTCTAATAATATCTTCTTGATCAGCTATACCAAACAATGGAATATTACTACCTAAAACAGGCAAGACTTCCATTGCATCAGCAGGAAGTACCCAGTAGTTAGAGCAATAACGCCATTTTTCTACATTAGTGAAGCTATCAGACATTGCAGCACGTGTAAAACTATTGCCAAGACACAGTTTATATACGAAATGTTGATAAACATTTTGTTTCCATGTCATCAAACAATTTGGTCTAAGAAGTATCTGATTCAAATTCTTATTAGCCCAAATAACACTATCATCCTTAACTTTCTTAAACTGAAAGTTAGCACTGGAAATACGAGAAGCGATGTAGTCTATTGGAAAAAAGACTTCTGGTACAGACTGAAAAAGCGTAAGAAAATTTTGAGAACAAACATACGGAGATGAAAATAACTCTTCAACAGTTATCTTTTTCCCTTCCGGAAGCTTCTTCTCTTCAACAGTCTCACTCACGACTTCTACATTAGCATCCTGTACAAGCTCTTCCTCTGACTTAGATTTTTTACGAAACCAACTCATTTATTTCTTATTTGAAACAAATGTAGGAATATGAATAATCGGTTTCTCAAAACACTAAAATCTTGAAAAATAAGAAATGTACAAATTCAGTTATAACAAACTATATAACAACAAATTACGCAGCAGATGATTCGGGGAACGATTTTATTATATGATATGCAAGACCACTTAAAATAATGCTTGCACTTTTATTCTCGCTATTTATGTTATAGTCCATCAGGTTAGTAATGAAATCACTGTAATCTTGAGATTCCTCTAACATCTTTGGTGATAACAAAAAGTTATTCCTTATAAAATCAGATGTAGCAGCTATTCGCTTATCCACATCGGCAAACTCTTTCTTTACTCTTACTTCTGTATCTTTCACAATTTCCCTCAACTCACGTACAGTCTGATAATAGGCAGATGAACATTCAAAGAGACACGTATTGGCCTTGTGCTCCAAACATGCGGTCTTAATTTCCTCTATGGAAGATGTTTCTCTAAACAAGGCATCAGTTAAATGCCACTTATCACCACAACGGGATGCCTGAACAAGAACAAACGTACCATCTACATTCGGCATGACATAAACAAGCCGCTGCGAGTAGACGTTTTGTGCTTCCGGATTAAAGAAACCAAGCATACCCTTACCACCATACAGATTCCTTTTTCGCCGGTTACTAAATTCAGTGTACTGCTCATTACACAAATCCACAACGACATATCGAAACGTATCGGATAAGTGCCCGTGTTCCTCATAAGTTTGCAAAGTAGTTTTATTCTTGACCTTGGTTTTAAGAATGGCACCGTTAGCATCCTTCTGTACACTCATGTAGTCCTCGATAGATACCGAACATGATTCGTCGATGTATATCTCTATGCCAGGAACAGTACAATCAAAGATAGCATTGATAAACTCACCAGTCATGGCAACACTCGGATTCTTATTGCCTACTTTATCCTCAATCTCGAATCCTTCTTTCTGCAATGTATCTATGAATAAGTCCATCCAAGAACGTTTTTCATCATCAATGCTATTGGCCGCCTTTGTTGAGGCATCCCCGTGTAGGTAGACTTTATCACTATACCTGATATCTTTCAGATACTTGGCTACAAGTTTAGAGGACTTCTTTACTGTATTGTTAGGACTTTCGGCGCATGTCTCATGGAACTGCCAAACCTTGATACCGGTAGTGAAATCTACTTGCCAGTACGACACACTGATATATGGCAGTACGTTATTATCTACTGATATATGAATAGGCAGGTCCGGGATATATTTATGTTCACCGGAATGTTTGCCACGGTTGAACGAACCGAAGAACTCGCTACCGGTACGAATAACACCCCACTCTCCCAATGCGTACACATTGTAATAATCCGGATCGTGAACTCTATCATACTCAAAGTCGGCAACACATTGCTCATCATAAAAACCGTATGTACCATCAGGTGAACCAACAACCCAAAAGTTATTCAGATAGGTAGATTGGATAATAACTGTATTTGATTCCTGTTCCTCGATCTGCTTTGTACGAGGATTAAGTATTTGCCGAGGCGCATTCTTCTTTACGGATTTGACCTTAGTAAGCTCCTCAGGCAACTCTTTGCCGGCAATGGTAACAGACATTGGCACATCATGCCATTTGTCTTTATCAATGAACTCTTTCTTTATCCAGTGGCTTTCACTGATCGGATTAAAGGTACAAATAATCTGCTGCCCTTTCTTACCACGCAAACGCTTACGTAGCTGCTTGAAATCCGGATGCTCGAACTCTGACCATTCCTCTAACTGAACACGCTTATAGTTGGAGATACCTTTTATCTTCTCCGGATCGTCAAGACCGGAAAAATCTATCTTCGCACCATTAACCAGACACTTAATAGTATTCTGTTGGAACTTGAACAAATGGGAGATGCCAAGACCGGCCGCAGCGACTTTATAATCTTCATAAATGGTTTTGAGAATAGAAGCTCCTACCTTACGCATGACAAGAGTGTTTTCACCATCCTGTAATGTCTGTATCAGTATGGTTTGTGCCACACTATACGACTT